TTTTACCCGACATATAAGTTGGGTGAAGGGTCCGGTGGAGAAGTGTATCTTCACAAAACAAGAGAAGGAGAACAATATGCTGTAAAGATGATGTCGTGCGATGAGTGGTATGATCAAGAGGAATTTTACATAGATTTAATATGGCAATCAATTATCTATGAAGAACTAAATAAACTAGAAACGAGTATTAAACTACATGGATACAACATATATCATGGAGACGATGATGTAGACTACATATGTTTCGTAATGGATTTCCTGGATGGATATCAAGATTGTTGGAATTATCTAGGAGATGATGACTGTTGGTCTAGATCTACAGTATCCCCTTTTAATAAAAAAGATAATTGTAAAAACACTATATACTATGTTTTAGAGAGAAAAAATAAGTTAAAATATGTAAAAAGCCTAATAAAATCTCTCAAAGAATTTCATGCTTCAGATATTGTTCATGCTGACATAAAACCTTCAAATATACTAATATGTGAAAGTGGAGATGTAAAGTTCATAGACTTTGGAGCAGCTATATTTATGGAAGATGGGAGAAAATACATGGAAACTGATTGGACACATGGAACAATTGGATACAGGGCACCAGAAGAAGATCAAAACAATTTACTTGGAAAGTGTTCAGATATTTACTCTCTTGGAGTTACAGTCATTGAGCTCTGGTGTGGAAATATTTGGTATTCTGGAGAAACTTTCAAAGCTTGTCGTAGCGAGGTTCTTAAAGCACTTAGAGTCATTGAAAAAGAAGAACCTGAAATAGGGAAAGTTCTAAGAAAGTGTATTGATTTACATGGTAAAAATCGCCCAACAGTTCAAATTCTTGAAGAGTTTTTCCAAAAGTTTTAAGCATGGTCGCATATGAAAAATGTGTCTGTTTCTTTAGAAACTAATATAATTTCTATACTTTTACCATGAATATGGAAATTTTTTTCTTCTAATATTTTTACAAGATTTGTAAATTTATTTTTGACTAAACATTCTTTTAGTTCTTGAACGAATATTTTTATGATATCATTAATTGTCTCTACATTGTATAGAGATATGTCAACTGTAAAGTCAGAAAATAAATCAGAAGAAGCTATAAATTTTCTCGTATGTGTCTTATCACTCATTTATTTTATTTATAAAAAAAATATTTTTAAATAATATAAAACATTATGGATGGTGAATTAGGAATATATAATAAAAATGGAGGTGGTGATAAATACAAGATTCAAAATATAGAAGGAGGGGGTGGGGATAGAAAAATAAGTAAGAATAGAGAGAAAATAGAAAGACTTGAAAAAAGAATAAAAGAATTCCAAGAAGAAATTAAAAGGCTTAAAGAAATAGATACTTAAATAAAAAAAATATAATATTCTATTAAATGATTGATCAAGATATTAAACAAAGAATACAAGTAGCGGGTATATTTTTACTTCAGTCTTATAAAATTTTGACTGGGACTATGATGTCACTTTTTATTCCTCAAAGTTGTGGGGATAAAATGTGTAGTATACAAGAAAATTATGAAAATTCAGAAGTTTATCATAAAACATTGGTTTATTGTAATGGTTTGTCTATGTTTATGTTCTTTTGTTCATATGCTATAGAGCTTTGGAGGGAAGAATGGTGTATTAAATATTTAGATATAGATAATGATTATTCAGACAATGGTTTAAAAGAAATTATAGTCAAAGATAAACACCTTGATATCTACATGGATCGCATCAATAAATATTACTACAATATGATAAGACTAACTGGAATATTTTACTTTATAAATCTCGGTGCTACAGTGAAAATGTTAAATACAAATTATCACAGTAATTCTACAATTTCATGTTTCATGAGTTTTTCTCTTCTAGTATTGATGAAGTTGTATAATTCGTTCACAGTTGCTTATGAATCTGTACATAATGATAAAATGATGAGTGCTTACAAAAATGAATTTGTATCATACAATGTGATTGATGATGATTATGTTCAAAAAAAATATGGTGGTAACAAGAATAATCGTTTAGAAGATGTTACTTTTGAAGAAAAAAAAGATGATAATGAAGATGATATATTAGAAGAAGAAGATATTTTACCTATTGTAAAACCTTAATTTATGTTATCAATTAAGCAACAGAATGCGAAACATCCTAGAATCAACCATACCCACCAGGGAGGGTCTATAGGTTGTGGAAAATTACGATTAAACAACGAAACGAAATGCGCTTCACCAGTCACAAACTGATGATTCCAGCAGTTACTTCCATGTTCATCGTCTTTTGGAACTCTGACTGAGACTTTTTTAATTCTGTTTTCTAAAAATTTTTTAACTAAATGTTCGTTGTTTCCAGCAATGACTTCATCATGAAGAGTATTATCACAACCAACATCGAAATCAGGACAACAACCAAACTTTCCACATTTATTGTCTTTATTATATGCATGGTTATATTCTCCGATTATTTGTTCAAGACTCGGACAATTTGTTTTAAGAACATCTTTTGGCATTACTTCATAAACTGATAACTCCAATGGATGGAATTCCATATGTCTATTAGGGGATTCTCCAACTACACGACAACTTTTATAAACGTAACAGCATCCATATTCACTATCTGAACATGTTTTCTTATGGGACCCACCTCTCATAAGTCTTGCGGTGAGATCATTCGGTTCCGGATCAAAACTCAAGAAGTTTTCGTCGGCAATGTGAAGAACTAAGATTATGACGAGTGAAACAGACAGTATCAAAAGTAAAAGTGTTAAGCATTTGTAAAGACATGTCATCTCAATCCATTTTTCATAAAACTCGCCAAAATAGTTTTTCTTCACAATGACAACGGGTTCTTTAACACCTTCTGGACAAAGTTCGTTCATTTCAGTGACTTCATCTTGACCCTCAATGTCAAAAGAAGAAGACATCTTAAAAGTTTTTTATTTTCTTTGTAAAACTATTCAAATTTATTACAACAAACTTATCATTCTATTAAGGCTTTACCAGAATGACTAGTAGGGTTTCCTCCACCCGGTTTGAGACCTTCTTTTCCATCTGTTATATGACACCCTCCATTTGGAAAGCGATTGAAATATTCACATCCAGGGGTATTTATACACCTATCGCGGCATTCCCTCCATGTCCCAACAGTTCTACCTTGTCCAGTCATATTTAATGGTTTTATCCACGTTCCATTTGTAAATATATTAGGAGGTGTATTTTTCCCTGCACGTTGATCCGCTTGATTTCTTTTATTCGTATAAATTGCCCATCTTGATTTATTTTTGGCTATTTGCCTAATTTTTTTAAAAAGAGAACCACTTAAATTGTTTTCTTTACATGTGGTTGTTTCAACATGGTGATCTGTATGAGGACATGCTTGACCACCATTGGCGGCTGGTGTAGTTATAGTATATTCTTTGAATTTCCTACCATTACCATATTTTTTACTGCACTCACTCCAATCCCCCCAAGATCCAACACAATTCACAAGACATCCTTGAGTGTTACAAGATAGATTTTCTGTATCTCCATCTTCTCTTGAACACTCAACTCCTCCATTTTCAACAGGATTAGTTATGGAATATTCCCGTGTTTTTTCTCCTCCACCACAAGTTTCTGAACACTCTGTCCAATTTCCCCATGATCCAATACAATCAACAGGAGATGGTAATGGATCATCTCCCATTTGAACAGGTTCAATTGGACCTTCTCCCAATTGAACATCTTCAATTGGACCTCCTCCTTGGACAGGAATTGTCGCTGTTGATGTGGTTGCTGATCTTGTTATTTTCTGTTGCCGAACTATTTCATCTCCTAGTGATGATAAATACCAATCTTGAATTGTTTTGTCGCCAAATTTTTCTATTATACTATATTCATTTAAAATTAAATGAATAATAAGTATTATAATTATTCCCAATATAATACACCAACATGAAAAATCTTTCATAAACTTTTATTATAATACATTATAAAAATATTATTAAAAACAATTGTTAAAACATCTTTTATCTTTTGGTTTTGATAATTCATTCCATTCTTGAATTGTGTAATTGTCACTCATCGATAAATTACACCTTGCGCAAATAGGTTTTATATTATTAATGTCTAATGTTCCTCCCTCACTCTCAGGGACATCGTGACCAACATGAAAATCAAATGGATTAATAACATTTGTACACCATTTAACATAGCATTTACATTCAAAATTTTTACCATTTGTAACAATCCAACATTGTTCCCTTACTGCTTTTGGTATATTCGCTTTACGATATTGTTTTTTTTCTTTTTCTGCTTTTGATGATTTCTTAGTCATAGTAATATACTATAATTATATTTTTTATCTTTATATTTATTCGCCTAATTTTAACAAGTTTTCAAACATAACTGTTACATTCAAGAACATATCAAAAACATTGTCTAAATATCCTGTCTTTCCATCAACACATTGTTTAGAAAACTCTATTACACGTTTTGTATCATACATAATAAATGCTGAGAATATAAACACAACAACATAAGTTAATGTTTTAGAGTATTTTTTATCGTAAAAGAAATAATCTATTAATCTTAGTAAGATTGTTATTAAAAGGGCAAATGTTAAGATTATCTCTACCTTTGGTTTTAAAAGGTGTGGGAATGTTAATGCCATTAATACACATACGATTAATATTATGATCAATTTTTTAAGAGCATCTTTGATATCTTCTTTATTAAACTTTTCATAAAAGCGTTTACTAATTATTCCTAAACAAACTATTAATATTATCCATAGAAGATGTTTTAAATATATATTTTCCACCATATAAAATCCGAATAAACATCCCATTAATCCAACAAATACGATTATAGATAACCCTTTCAAATTAATGTCTACTTCATTCATTGTATAATAGTATAGTGCTAAACTCATGAGAAGATAAAGGAAATAATTTAAAAAATATCTATCGCATGTTTGCTTTCCATTTTTAAAAGCTGAAAAATAAATCGCTCCAAATAATACAGGTATAGCTATCTGTAATTTATCTTTTGTAAATATATCGTCCATTTACTTATGAACAATATTTTTTTAAATTTGAAAAAGTATTGTTAGTATGCGTAAAAGTATACGTTCATAATGAACGGTAAAATAGAAGAAGTTTGTTATTACAATGCTCTTTGTAATGGAAGTTATGCGAAAACGAAATATTGTGTCAAAACGGTCTCTTATGCTACTATAAGAAAATATGTAGCAATTGGGAAAAATCTTGATTTTGAACTAAGACATCTTCTTG